AAGGTCGTTGGGCTTGGGCGCGAGTGTGAGCGGAACTGCCGGGCCACCCATCAGCCCGAAGATGTTGGGGTCAGGCAGTTGGTTGGGGATCGCGCCCGTATCCCAGAAGCCGCCGCCGCTCACGGACCACGTCTTGAGCCCAGCGACGTTGATCCTCGTCGAGCCGGAGCCGAACACGGTCGCGTCCAGCATCTCAGCGTTGTGGTCGATGGCGACCGTGTTGTGCTGGCCGGACAGGTTCCACGGGCCGAGGAAGATTTGAGCGTCGACGAACTTCTCTACAGCCATGTTAGGCCGCCTCTCCTTCGATCAACTGTCGGCACAGCTTGCACTGGAAGCGCGGCTCTCCCATGGTCGACTTGTCGATGCGCTTGTCGAGCGGGTGCGGGCACTCGGCCTGCTCCCTGGTTGCCATCATGGCTTCGACCTGTTGGAGCGCCGCCGCCAGCGTGGCCCGTAGCGCCTTCAGTTGGGAGTCGTGCATCAGCCCCGCTCCTTCGACACCGAATAGTTGCAGCCGATGACCCACCGACCCTTGTCGTCGCGGCCCGTGGGGAACGGCTGCTGACGTGCCTCGATGCTGAGGTAGCGCGTGGAGCCCAGCGTGACGGAGTTGAGGTTGTGCAGCTTGCCCCACACGGTCTCTGCCTTGGCGCGCGCTTCCGAGTAGTCTAGGTGCCTGCACTGCACCAGTAGGCCGGGGTTCTCGCACACCACGGCGCCGACCGTGTCCTCCATCTCGCGCGTGGGCGCCATCCCTGGCGACTCGTGGAGCGCCACGATCGCGTCCTGATTGGAGGGGTAGGTGGCTCCCTTGTAGATCCACCAGCCCAGGCCGGGGGTCGTGTTGCTGGAGGTCTTCACCGTGCCGACTCCATCAGACTCCAGGCGTGCCGCCACATCGTCTAGAAGCATCAGCGTAGGAACTCCGCGATGTTTTGCGCCAGCTTCATCTCGATGTCCGGCTGCATGCGCATGAACGGCTCCTCTAGGAACTTCCACTGCGTCGGCGGGTCGTGATAGGCGTCGGGGTTCTCATGCACGAAGATCGCGTAGTCGGTGTCGTACCCCGCGTACGCGGTCAACTGACCGCTGCCCGAGCGATCCACCTGCACGTACGCGCTGTCGTGCAACAGCCCGGTGTCGTAGGGCACGAGCCGCTGCGACTCCTCCTTCACTTCCTCAAGCACAGCCGCGAGCGCCTGCTCCATCTCCTCGTCTAAGTCCTCGCCCGAGATGTCTTCGAAGGCAGCCTGTAGCTCGTCGAGCCCGCGCAGCGTCATGTAGAACGCCGCCCCAGCTTGACCGCCACCGCGCCGAACGCCGCCAACCCTTGCCATTACAGGAAGACCTCGGTGTGCCGCGTTCCATCAGGCCACGCTGGGCGCCGCACGCTCTTGATCGGTAGCTCCGTGCCGTCCGGTAGCAGGACGGAGCCTTCCTCCAGGTCTGGCACGTCGACCTCTGGATAGACCTGCACGTCGCTGGCGATCATGTCCCCGTCCGTGCGGCTGATCATCCGCTTCCGATAGTCAACGTACGCCTTCGACGAGATGCTCGTCGTGGTGATGTTGCCGTAGCCGTCCTCGTTCACCTTCTTCTTGATGGTGACGTCGTCCTTCATGAGGACCGTGATGGCGTTGGGTAGCATTACGGAGTCACCGTCGCGGTCAGGGTGACGTTGTTGTTCGACGCCAGCAGCAGCTTCATGAAGCGCCACGGGTGGCTGCCGCGCAGGATGTAGTTCCCGGTGACGGCGGTCGTGATCGTCAGCGCCGCGACGGCCAAGGTCTCCGGGGTGGCTGGCAGCGAGTAGGGGATGCTCCACCACACGGAGCCGTCCATCGAGCCCTGAATGGTGACGGTCACGGTCGGTGAGCCGCCGATCGTGGACACGATGGTGAGCAGCGCAGGCCCGCGCAGATTGCCGCGATCCCAGATGTTTGTCGAGTCTCCGTTGCCCGTCTGCCCGGTGCAGAGGGTCGCGGTCGAGCCGAACGCGTCGTTGAACACTGTCGCCATCAGGCCACCAAGTTCGCGCGGTACGGCGCGAGTAGAGCGAGCACCTGAGGGGGCACCCACGAGATACCCTGTCCAGGCTGCCAGTAAGACACGCTCAGGCTGCCCACGCTGACGGACTGGGCGCTTCCATCACCGGCTCTGAACACGGCCAGCAAGCGCTTGGCTGCCAGCTTCACGTCCTCAGACACCGTGAACACGTTCGCGTAGCGTCCCGCCACATAGGTCACCGTCCACAGGGTCGGCTGACCTCCCGCAGTCTGAGCCTGCGGGAAGCGCCCGAAGTGTTCCAGCACGCCGAGTTCCGTCATCACGATGTAGTCTGTCGCGGGAATCAGGTTTGGCACCGAGTCGAGTACCGAGGTGACGCTCACGATCGGGTAGCGCTTGAGAAACAGCCGCTTCTGAGCGCCACGGAGATACTCCGTGAAGGAGCGCTGAATGAAAGCGGTCGAACAGAACTCCTCGATGAAGTTGCTGGCCGCGTCGATCATGTCGCTGATCGCGTCGTCCTCGTCGTCGTCCGTGACGCCGAGGTAGGTCTTCGCCTCCGCGAGCGTGATCAGCGCGTTAGCTGCTGGCACCGTCCTGCTCCTGCTCCTCTAGCACCGCTCCGCAGTGTGGGCAGCGGCGCTCTACGTTCGTTTCATGCACGAGCGGGAGAGCCGTGGTCTCGCCCTCAGGCTCGGCCTCGGTACTCTCCCGCCCCACGTCAGTGCTCTCAGGCCGCACTTACATCGTGGCTGGCGCGACCCTCGGATGCCCCTTGATAACCAACGCGGAAATCGGCGTGCCGTTGGTGTGGGTTCCAACGAAGGTCAGCAGCGGCCGGATGTAACGCAAGCGGGTGCCGCCGATGATCCCGACCTGGATCACCTTGGAGTCCTCGGCGGCCGCGTCGATGATGGCGGTGTCGCCGACGTCAACGCGCAGGTTCGCGGCCGGGATGGCGACCCAGCCGGTTGTGCCGTTGGCCGACTCCTCGACGCTCGGCTGAATGGTCACCGCGCCCGACAGTGTGTCGCCGGAGTCCCCGATGTGGAAGACGACGGTCGCGGACTCGTACCCCTTGAGGTCGACCGCCGTGCCCGTGCCTTCCGTGGTGTTGTTGCCCACGATCGGCAGGATGGAGGCGACGCAGCGGATGCTGCTGGAGAGGTCCCTGTGGACCGAGCCCCCGATGTCTGCTGGTTGCGCCATGTGATCCGTCTCCTTTCGCGTCCACTGGTGGGCCGCGCTCGCGGTCGGTCCAGTGGAGTTTCAGGGAGAGGCTGTTGTTTAAGGAGGCTGGCCCGCCTCTCCGTTGGAGGCCAGCCTCTCAGCTAGTTAGGCCGATAGCTGCTGGATGACGAAAGCCTGCGTGCGCAGCACCGCGCCGCCCAGGCGAGCCGTGGCCAAGACGCCGACGTTGGGCGCGAACCGCTCCTCCAGCCGCTGTAGGCGCATGTCCTCGCGCTCGGCGATGCAGTAGAAGCGCATGTCGCCCAGGATCAGCGAGTAGCTGTCCGTCGCCGGGGCTGCGATGTGCTCCGAGATGTAGTACTTCTTGCCCAGGAACGTGTCGGGCAGCGAGGGCTGGTACAGAATCGGCATCTGCGACGAGTCCTTCAACTGAAGGATCTTGCCGAAGCTGGCCGAGTTCGTGATCCACACCGCGTTCTGCCGGTACTGCGCAGGCAGCGTGGTCATCAGGTCCACGAGGGCGTTGTACGCGAAGCCGCCCGCCGAGCCCGAGTTCACGACCGTGATCGCGGGACCAGACACCGCCTCGGCGTAGTCGATGATGCCGCGCGGCTGGCCGACGCCGGTCCCACGCAGGAACGCGTAGTCCTCGTCGTGGGCCTTGGTTTCCGCGAGTAGCTGGGCCACCAGGGAGTCGAGGTTCACGGCGCTGTCGGCCAGCAGTTCACGCGTGATGATGATCGCGTTGGGCTGCCAGACATGCACCGGGATCCTCTCCTGACCGAAGGTGGGCTGGTCCTGGGTGGCAGGCGCGGAGCCGTCCGTACCCTGGGAGCCCTCAGCGCGCCACGCACCAGCCACGCCAGAGGAGTAGGGGTTCGTGCCGCCCGCGACGGACGGGAACACGAGCGTGCTCGACGTGGTGGGAACGACGCGCGCCCCGGCCATGCGCACGACCGCGAAGCCCGCGAGGTTCTTGACCACCTCGGCCCGGAAGTCCTCGGGCACAAGGAAGCCGCCCAAGGCGCCGCTGAGCCCGAACAGGGCGTGACGCTCATGCTGCGGGACGCCGACGCTCTCCAGCACTTCGCCCTGCTGGGTCACGACCGCCCGGAACTCCTCGGTCTCGCCGTAGCGCAGGTATGCCTTGAGCACCTCGCGGCGCGCGTCCTTGATGGCAGCCAGACGCTCAGTCTTGGGGATCTGGGTCTGCTGCTGCTGCTCGACAGCCTGCCGCTGCACGGGGTTCTGCACCGTGGCGATCTCGGCCTCGGCCGCCAGCGCATCCTCGACGTTCTGGAGCGCCAGCTTGTGCGTGGTGAAGCCAGCCTTCGCCTTGTCGAACTTCTCCTGATGCTCCGAGAAGGCTTCGTTCTTCTCCTGGGCTTCCGTGATCGCGAGACCGGACTCGCGCATCGCTTGAACCGCTTCGGCTACCTTCTTCTGAAGGTCTGCCTTCTTCGACTTCAGATCAGCGCTCATATGTCTCCTGAGAGCGCGGGTTCGCCGCGCGGTTACTCCTTCACCTTGGAGTGCAGCGCCGCGACCTGCTTAGCTGCGTCCTCCTTGCTGTCGTGCGAGCCCATGACCTTACCGGAGTCGGCCTGGACCACAACGAACTTGTCCCCGCGCTTTTCGATGCGCCAGGGGTTGCCGGGCTTCTTTACGTCGCTGACCGTGCCGCCATAGTCGCCCTGCTGCTTCTCGGCCGCAGGACGTGCCGCTAGCTCGTCGCTCTCGATCAAGAACTCGGAGATGGATTGGCGCACGAGGTCGGCCTTGGCTTCGTTGTCCAGCGAGGGGTCGTGGAGCGTGCTGTAGATCGCTTCCTGTAGTGCGGAGTCGCGTACGTGCTGTGCCTCGCGCTGCTTGCGCTCCTTGATCACCTCGGCGTAGGTCTTGGCTTCTAGGTCCGCACTCTGGGGGGTCTGGACGGGGGCCTTGAGGGCGGTGCAGAGGACTTCCCTGGTTGCGGCCAGGATGGCAGCCTGTTGCTCTAGCATCTAGCCCTTGCCTCGACGGTCGCCGGTGCCGCTACGGCGGTCCTTGCCTCGGCGGTCCTTCAGCTTCACACCGAGAGCAGCCGCGATACC